GATTTCAAATCTCTGAGCAATACGGTCCATGACTTCTTCGTCGGTCTCTACCGGAGCCACGGCCACCTGAGGACGATCCACTGTGACTTCACCGGCAGTGAACTCCAGGTCTTCGATTGAGTTGACTCGGATGCGGACTGTATCAGGAACTTCAGGTCCAAAGAATCCATCTGCTTTCACTGTGACATAGCCTCCCTTGGCACCGGTTTGAAAACCCTTGACCAAGGCAAATGTTACATTGTTCACAGGGGTATTGCGATAACTACCAGATTTGACCAAAATAGTCGACATACAAGCTCCTTCGTGATTGTTTTAATAATACTATTATAACAAATGGATCATTTACGGTCAACCATTTCCGAAATCTTGTCATCAAACTCTAGCTTGGTCAGAATTAACGAATACAAAGTATAAAAACACAAACTCAATCCTACTACTATCAATCCTGCGCTGATTTGTTCAGGAGTTACAAATTTGGATAAAACATGTAAACCAATTGCCACTGTGCCACACCAAGCGGCTGTTGCCACGGTGATTAAAACTGCTTTGACTTTATTGTTCATATTTGCCTTTCTAGAAAGTTGTTGCCTAAAAACCACACTATACACCAATTATAACAAAAAGACTCTTTTTGGTCAACCTTAAAAAACCCTACAATATGTAGGGTTATATCCAGTGTGATATGATCACAGGATCCTGCAAGTCGGCCGGCTTAGGTTGTCCATGAAAAATTATCACGCTGTTCTTGTTAGTCAACCTGGTACCAGCACCAGGATTTTTATAACATTTTCTGTTGAAATTGTAGCCGCCGTCTAAACATTGCCAGCGCCAACTTACCACCTGTTCGGTATCGAACAAGCGGCGATCCGAGTCCGGAACAGCATTAGAAATGTAGTCTTGATCGCCGTGATTGCGACTCATAATCCTGCGCACGCCTTCGCGTTGGAAAGCTGACCACACAGATTCAAATTGCCGAGTGTCCCACCACATGATACTGCTGTTTACTCTGTAATCATGTGGGCGCCACAGGTATTTGAAATCTCTTACTGCCCAAAAATACCTTAATGGTTGTTGCCAAATCCAATCTATATTTTTGATTATCACGGTGTCTAGATCAAAATATAACAAAGGACCAGCATGATGTTCTGGGTTAAACAACTGCATTTTATACCACCACGATCGACGAGGACCACCAATGGACCAGTCAGTGAGAGCATGTTTGATCATCGGCGCCGGTACCGGTCGGTCGGCTTCGGTATACACATGGAATCGTATGCCCGGGGTGATATGGCGACTAAGCATGTTGTAAAGACGTTCTACATAGGTCCAATTGTAAGCATCTCCATGAATCACGCAGGCACAATCTATAGGTCCAGTCGGGGTCGTAGGCGTTGTAACCATAGTCCTTTCTTGATTTCTTCAACTGTATATTCGGTATGACAAATTTCTACTAGCCATTGATCTCTGTCAACAGTGTAAGGGTGCTCGATGTCTTGTAAATCTATGCTCACAGGATAGGCCAGACTGGTTCGGTCTACTATTGGTCTAGTGCCTGCAAGTGCAGCCTGTATGCCCGGACCTGAATTGTGATTCACGATGGCATGGCAATCAAAGGCCATGTTGTAACTGTCATAGGTGTTGGCTATTCGTTGCGGACGTTCTATGACCACATCCAAGGGCAAGTTACAAAGTGCAGACAAATCCAAAGCACTACGGGGATGCGGACGTATCACAATAGGACGGTCAGTGACAGCACGTAACCGCCCAACTTGTTCTACGACCCATTCTTCCATACTGACCAGATCTACTACCTGCAGACTGCGGGCATGTTGTGCCGCTATCACAATCCTGGGATTACGACTGACATTAAGCGCCAAACTTATTCCCAACTGTCTTGGACGGTCCCAGTCCAAGTTTTCAGTATGTCCATAATAACCTTCAGCAGTAATAGAATCTACTGCTACCTTCCAAGTTTCTCCACGATACAAGGCACCTACATCTATAATGATGACCGGACGACCCTGGCTTCTATAATGGTTCCATATGGCCTTATTAGCAACCATGCGTCCAGACCACAGCACCGACCATATGATTACAGCATCTGCATCCCAGCTGTTTTCAAGAATTGGTACACCTGTCTGGCGCAAAGAGTCCAGCATGGCACCCATCACAGGCACACTGTTCTTAGCACACTGCAAAGGAAAATAGGCCACCGATTTGATCACTAAATATCCACAATGAAATATACAGTAATTACCTCATTCCATGAGGAGGGTCTAAAACAATATGCACAACGCATGGTCAATACGTTTGAACAGAATTGGCCTAGTGATATAGATTTGATTCTTTGTGCTGAAAATTGCCGCCCCCAAACTACAAGACCTAATACGAAAGTTTATGATTTACTTTCACTGAGTGCCAACTGTAGAGCCTTTGTAGAGCGTCATAAGAACAATCCTTTGGCGCATGGTCAGGCTGGACCGCCCGATGTTTGGAATCCAAAAAAAGCCTTCAGATGGAACGCGGTAAGATTTGCCTACAAGGTATTTTCTGTGGCTTTGTGTGCCAATAACATCAGTTCTGGCTGGATGATCTGGATAGATGCTGACACCCATACTCACAGTCCGGTGCCCCGAGAATGGCTGGACCGGGTATGCCCTACTACAGCCATGATTAGTTATCTGGGTCGTGGAGAAAAGTATCATTCGGAATGTGGGTGGGTGGCCTACAATCTTGATCACCCGGCTACCAGGAACTTTATAGCCGATTTTGTCAGCATGTATAACACCGATCGTATATTCGACGAGCGTGAATGGCACGACAGCTATATCTGGGACGTTATACGCAAACGATATCAACCCAACAATGAATTTTACAATTTGAATCCTTCATGGACGGACAAAGGCCTGGCAGGGCATCCATTTATCAACAGTGAGCTGGGCCGTTACATGGATCATGTCAAAGGCGAGCGCAAGGTTCTAGGTCACAGCAAAGCCAAAGAAGTGGTCAGCCATGCAGATCATCCCTACTGGCGCAGTGTTCTACAAGCACCCAAGGCCAGATTAGGCTAATCATGTATCAAGCACACCGCTGGTGGTTTCCTGACCAAGACACACACTTTGCAGAAATGCTTGACAAAAATATTGCCAAAGGTGGCCAGGCAGTTTACCAAGAACCTGTGCGGCGAGCCAGCATAGCTCATTGTAAAAAACACCATGTGGCCATAGATATAGGTGCCAATGTGGGATTATGGACCCGAGATCTTTGCCAGTTTTTTCAACAAGTGCATGCCATTGAACCAGTGGCTGATTTTAGAGATTGTTTGCGGAAAAATGTTCCAGCCACAAATCTAAAAATTTATGACTGTGCCTTGGGTGCGGAAATCAGCATGATCAACATGATCATCACGCCCAACAACACTGGTCACAGTCATGTGGATCCCCACAGCCTTGGTCAGGGCAAAATACAAATGAAAACCCTGGACAGCATGACTTTACCTGCAACAGATTATATCAAAATAGACTGCGAAGGTTATGAATACAAAATTGTTTTGGGCGGAGAAAACTACATCAAGGCCTGTAGGCCAGTCATAGTGGTTGAACAAAAATTCCACAAAGACACTGGCATAGTAGACAACGGAGAGGCCATAAACCTGTTGACAAGTTGGGGCATGCGATTGTTGCAGAAGAAAAATCACGATTTGATCATGGGCTGGTAACATGTATCTGTTGCTGAATCGTGATGAAGTCTTGGCCGAGCTGGCCAAACGCATGCTGAAAAAAATTGAACCTGAATGGGCTAGTACCGCGGCATATCTTGACAAATGCCGCAAACGCTGGTCCAAATCTGGTCTTGTGGACATAGATTTTGGCCATGTAAATCTTCAGCTCCGGCAGGATCTCGAAGACTATAAAAATATAATAGTCACTCAATACAAAAGACAGTACAGGCCGTTGATATCATGGTTGGAAAAAAACTATGACCGTCTAGACATTGATCGTCAACATTTGGTAGATGCCTATGTGGCCAGTGGCACAAAAAACTTTGTCAAGGTCGTAGGTCAACAACTTACCGATCAACCAGTCTGGGCCATCGCCGGAGATCCAGTGCCCGACGACCAACCAGTGCTGATCAGAAACATCATCAACAATGAAGCCTTGCTCAGGCACAGATTGGCCAACAGCTTGCCTTTTTGGTTCATTGATTCAGGATATACCAACTTCCTCACGGGTAAAAAATTATGGCACAGATTGGTGACCAATCACCTGCACTACAACACACCCACGGGTTATTTTCCTGCAGATCGTCTTGGTATGTTACCCAGCTTGCCTGTGCCCTGGCGCAAGCAAGGTTCGCGCATAGTGGTTGTTTGTGCCAGTGACAATCATCATCTCCTGCATGGCACAACTCAAGAAATCTGGCTACAACGGGTCAAGAAAGAAATTAGACAGTACACAGATCGACCCATGGAGTGGCGCAAAAAACAACCATCACGAAAAACACGCACCAGCCTGTTTGAAGATTTACGCAACGACCAAGATGTGTATTGTGTGATCAGCGACAGCAGTGCAGCTGCCATCGAAGCCATATGGTTAGGCATACCCGTGATAACATTGGGTCGTCATATTTCCAGTGCTGTGGCACGCAACCAACTGTCAGATATCAATAATCTGTATCGTGGACCCATTGGTGATTGGTTGTGTGCGCTTACTTACAGCCAGTTCACTCAAAAAGAAATGTATGATGGCACTGCACTTGAAATTATAAAAAAATATTATGTATGACGTTGTAGTTTATCTGTCCAGCCTGCCTAGGATCTCAGACCGCAATCGCAAAGTTGAGGTGTTGCGAGCCTTTGCTGAAGGCGCACAGACACAGGGTGCTAGAGTACTGATTCAGTCTCAACCGCAGGTGGTTGAGTGTCGGTTGGCTGTGATCTTGGGCTGGGTTGGAACCAAGATCCGTGGTCCGCACATAAAGCTCAGACAGGATGTGATATATCGTCAACGACAGACAGAACGACACGTCATGCCCATAGATGCCAGTTGTTTCAAGTTTGCAGACAGCAACAGCCACTTCCTCCGTTACAGTCTAGATGGCGTGTTTTACAACACCAACAACTATGCCAACACCAACAGCAGTGATCACAAATGGAAACAGATAAAATCCAAACTTGGACTAGACCTGCAACCCTGGCGAGTTCAAGGTAATCATATACTGGTATGCTTGCAACGTGATGGTGGCTGGAGCATGAAAGGTACCGATATGTCAGACTGGACTGATCGTACTGTCAGACGCTTACGTAATCTCACAGCAAGACCCATCGTGATTAGACCTCATCCCAAACATCAAATGGATCTGTCGGCACTCACTAGCTTGTCTGGGGTCACACAAAGCTCGCCAGGCAGGAGTCTCTTACAAGATTTATCTGGAGCCTGGGCTGCGGTATTTTGCAACAGTTCCAGCAGTGTGGCAGCAGTGTTGGCTGGTGTTCCTGTGTTTGCCGACGATGACGATTGTGTGGCCTGGTCAGTGGCCAACCATGACGTTGGTCAGATTGAACACCCTGCTCTACCGGATCGTACACAGTGGATTAATGACTTGGCTGCCGCTCACTGGACAGACCAAGAAAGCCGGCGCGGTGACATCTACAAACATTTTTTATCTTGGATTTAAGATATTCCAGGCCAGACCTGTGCTCATTTCAAGTTCAGTAAACTGACTGTAACTGAGGTGTCGCATCCAGATTTCTTTGAGGTCAGAATCTATATCGGGCACACTGTCAATGTCGTCTAAGGCAGTAGGACAAACACTGACACAAGCACTAGGACCAAGACTTATGACTGGAATATCGTGCAACACAGCTTCCACACCACTGTTGCTGACAAATGTCACCATGACATTGACATTGTCGGCCAAGGTATCCACCAATGAGTCATGAGTCATTCTTGTGGTACGAGAAGCTGGACGTGTTCTTACACGTATGTTTCTATCAGTGAGATTTTTTATCATGTCCGTGGTATCTCGCAACCATGCATCAGCATCAATGCCAAAATGCATGGCTTGTTTGTAATCCGGAGGCACTATCAAGATATCATTGCCACGATGTATTTTGGTTGTGTCTATCTGCAACTGATCCAATCGATCACGCGGTCTGGCAATCATATCACTGCTGGCATGTATGCTGTTCTTGCAGACCCTGAGATGAGTTTTGCGTTTGACAAGGCCTAGGTATCCTGTGTCTATGTACCAAAAGTCCAGGCTGTGTTTTTGAGCTTGCTGCATGGGCTCGGTGTTTGTTATGCCACTGCAAATCATGGGCCACTGGGTATTGGCATGTATGGTGGCTAGATCAGCCCAAACCGCTCCGCACCCTTCTGCAAATGCTTTTGTTTTTTTACGATTTCTATAGGCCAGTATCATCGTTGAGT